ATTTAGTTCTATAATAAAAAAAAGGAGAACACAAAATGGCTTTCCAATTATCACCAGGAGTTAATATCTCCGAAGTAGATTTGACAACAGTTGTTCCTTCTGTTGCAACTACGATTGGTGGTTTAGCAGGCGCTTTTACATGGGGTCCAGTTAATGAAATTACTATCATTAGCAACGAAACGCAACTTGTAGATAGATTCGGCAAACCAGACGCTAATACATTCCCAACATTCTTTACCGCAGCCAACTTCTTATCATATGGAAGCGACTTGAGAATTGTACGTTCTGTTGGAACAGGCGCTAAAAATGCATCGGCAAACAGTAATACATCAACAACGGTATTGATTGAAAACGAAACAGACTACGAACAAAACCATTCCGCAAACAGCACTATTGTATTTCACGCAAAATGGCCAGGTGCATTAGGTAACTCTATTCGTGTTGAAATGGCAGACGCTAATACATACTCAGCTTGGAATTCATATAAAGCTGAATTTGATTCTGCTCCAGCAACTTCTACCTATGCTTCTCAACGAGGCGCTTCTAACGATGAATTGCACATCATTGTTATTGATACGACTGGTAAAATTTCAGGATCTGCTAATACAATTCTTGAAAAATGGGGTTATGTTTCTAAAGCAAGTGATGCTAAAAATTCAGACGGAACAAGCAACTATTATAAAGACGTTTTAAACTCTAGATCCAAATATATTTGGTGGGGTGGCCACCTAACAGCAAACGCAGGAGTTGCTACAGCCAATGCACTTTCTTATGGTAATTTAGTATCTACTTTTGCAACAACCTTTACTGGCGGGGTTGATGATACTCCAACCGTAGCTAACATAAACACGGGATATAACAAATTTGCAAATCCTGATGCTGTAGATGTTTCTCTATTGATGCAGGGCGGCGCATCTGGTTTAACAACAGCAAACTATTTGATTGCTCTTGCTGAAACACGTAAAGATTGTATGGTGTTTATTTCACCACCTTCAGCCGATGTTGTAAACAATTCTGGCTCAGAATCTACAGCAATACTTGGAAGCGCAGTCACATATACCAAGTCTTCATACGCAGTTATGGATTCCGGCTACAAGTATCAATACGACAAGTACAATGACGTATATCGTTGGGTGCCATTGAACGGCGATATCGCTGGTCTGTGTGTTCGTACAGATAATGAGCGTGATCCATGGTTCTCACCGGCTGGTCTAAATCGTGGTGTTATCAAGAATGTTGTGAAACTTGCTTGGAACCCAACCAAAGCTGAACGTGATGAATTGTACAAAGCTGGTGTAAATCCAGTTGTTACATTCCCAGGTGAAGGCACAATACTATACGGAGATAAAACTTTATTGAATCGCCCAGGTGCATTTGATAGAATCAATGTTCGCCGCTTGTTTATCGTTCTGGAAAAATCTATTGCCAAAGCAGCCCGCTCATCATTGTTTGAATTCAATGACGAATTTACAAGAGCCGCTTTTGTTAATCTTGTAGAACCATTCTTGCGTGATGTGCAAGGTCGCCGCGGCATCTATGATTACCGTGTTGTTGCTGATACTACAAATAATACAGCAGAAGTTATTGACCAAAATCAATTTGTTGGCGATATTTACATCAAACCCGCTCGTTCTATCAATTTCATTCAATTGAATTTCACCGCTGTTCGCACTGGTGTAGCATTTGAAGAAATTGTTGGAAGAGTTTAATAAATAGAGAGATAGGAGAAACTTAAATGGCATTTAACATTAACGAATTCCGCTCTCAGATGCAGGGAGATGGAGCACGCCCAAATTTATTTGAGGTAACGCTTCCATTCCCAGCATTCTCATTGCCAGGAACTGCACAAACTAAATTAAGTTTTATGTGCAAGACTGCTCAACTACCTGGTTCAACAATCGGTACTGTGCCAGTTCAATACTTTGGTCGTGAATTAAAGTTTGCGGGAAATAGATCCTTTCAAGATTGGTCTATTACAATTATCAATGACGAGGATTTTGTCATTCGTAATGCATTTGAACGTTGGATGAATGGCATTAACAGCCACAATCTAAACGTTCGTAATCCAGCGGCTGCTACTCAACTAGGCTATACAACAGACGGAGAAGTTCGTCAGTATGGTAAAGCTGGTTCCATTTTGAAGAAGTACAAGTTCATTGGTGTATTCCCAACCGACTTGTCATCAATTGATGTTGACTGGAGTGCTAATGATACAATTGAAGAATTTACTGTAAATCTTACCTATCAATGGTGGGAATCAGTAGAGGACCTAGTAGTCTAAGTAAGGGGGGAGCCCAGGCTCTCCTCTTTTTTATAATGTAAAGGAAAATCAAAGTGGCTATAAAACTATTCGGCTTCACACTCGGTGAAAAAGATATTGTTCAGAAAGAAAAACCTGAACAGGCTTCGTTCGCCCTTCCGACGGAAGCATTGGATGATGGCGCAGTTACGATTACCCAGAATGCACACTATGGTACATATGTTGACTTAGAAGGCGCAGTTCGCAACGAACTAGAATTAATTACTCGCTATCGTGAAATGTCCAATCACCCAGAGTGTGATATGGCAATTACTGAGATTGTAGATGAAGCAATCAGTCACGATGATAAAGGTAAAGTTGTTGATATCGTTCTTGACGATTTGAAGCAACCAGAATCAATTAAGAAAAAAATCAGAGAAGAATTTGATAATGTTTTATCAATGTTAAACTTCTCAAACTTAGCAGATGATATCTTCCGTCGTTGGTATATTGATGGAAGAATTTATTTCCATATTATCGTAAACGAATCTAATCCTAAAGAAGGTATTCAAGAGTTACGATACATTGATCCACGCAAAATCCGCAAAGTGCGTGAAGTGCAAAAGGGTCGTGATTTAAAAACGGGTGCAGACATTATCAAATCAATGGCTGAATACTATGTCTACAACGACAAAGGCACAACTGCACAAAATTATACAGCAAGCGTTAATTCTGGACTAAGAATTGCGCCAGATGCAATTGTAAATGTTAATTCTGGAATGATGGATGCAAAGAACACATTCGTTATTTCTTATCTACACAAAGCAATTAAGCCACTCAATCAATTACGTATGATTGAAGATGCGATTGTTATCTATCGTGTTTCAAGAGCACCAGAGCGTAGAGTATTTTACATTGACGTAGGTAATTTACCAAAGGGTAAAGCTGAACAATACTTACGTGATGTTATGGTTAAGTATAAAAACAAAGTTGTTTATGATGCTAACACTGGCGAATTGCGTGATGACCGTAAACACATGTCTATGCTTGAAGACTTCTGGTTACCTCGCCGTGAAGGTGGTAAAGGTACAGAGATTACTACATTGCCAGCTGGTCAAAATCTTGGTCAAATGGAAGACGTACAATACTTTCAAAAGAAACTATTACAGTCATTGAATGTTCCATACTCAAGACTTGAGCCACAAGGTGGTGGTATGGTTGGTATTGGTAGATCAACCGAAGTTACCCGTGATGAATTAAAATTTAATAAGTTTGTTGTTAAACTACGAAACAAATTTTCTCAAATATTTGACCATGCGCTTAAGATACAACTATCATTAAAAGGTATTTGTTCACAGGAAGAATGGGAAACATTTAGAGAAGATGTTTTCTATGACTATAGAAAAGATAATAACTTCACAGAATTGCGTGATGCCGAATTGCTATCACAAAGATTACAAACACTCGGACAAATTGATCCATATGTTGGTCGTTATTACTCACAAGAGTGGGTAAAGAAAAATGTATTGCATTTGACTGATGATGAAGTAGAAGAAATGCAAAAGCAAATTGATTCTGAGCCAGAAAAACAACAACTTGGTCCAGATGGTCAACCAATGCAACAAGATATGCAACAACAAGACCAAGCTACACCAGAACAATTTGCGCCAGAAGATAACGTGACAGAAACAGGCTCAGAAGAATCTTCAACACCAGAATTAGATAGTGTTGTAAAGAGATTCGGAAGAGTTATAAATAGGTAATAAAGGAGTAATTATGGACACAAGACAATTTATAGATTTGCTTGGCGCTGGTGAAGGTGCCGAAGCTAAGACCGCTTTAGAAGAATTGATTTCTGCAAAAGCATTTGAAGCATTAGATGCAAAGAAACAAGAAATTGGTTCAACACTATTTAATGGTAGAGAACAAGAAGTAGAAACGCAAGAAGAACAATGAAGTCTTTACAAGAATTTAAAACTGTCGTTGAAGAAGAAAAGCAAGACTTTACAAAGTTTGATGCACTCGTTCGTGCAGGCTTGGCTAACAAAGCACAACTTCAAAGACTACACCAAATTCTTGGTAAAATGTCAGATGAGAAACCAAACTTTTCTCCAGCTGACCGTGCTATCATTCAAAACATGTTTACCAAAATGGTAGATATGATTACGAATAATCCACAGATGTATCGCACTGCACGTAAAGCAGTATCAGAAGGTTTGTTGGATACATCAGATTTCAAACTTGACATTACTGGTAGAAAAGTAAAAGCACACAGAGTTAAAGTTGGTGATGCTTTGAATACATTACCAGCAGATAACATTAAAGAAGAAATAGAAATGATTGGTGAGGATCTTCGTAATGAGCCTCCATTTGTATTACTTCTAAAAAGAACAGCGGTGCGTTTGTATCCTGGTAATGTTAGAGTTGCAACATACCATAATCAAAAATTGAATAGAGATTTTGCTATTCCATTTTCAATAACCGGCACTGGTGATATTCAGTCCGAAGAAGTTGAGCAAATTGAAGAAGCAGTTATGGATACTCTACACAAGATTGTTGCTGGTAATTCAGCGCAGTCTGTAAAGTTTGCAACTGGCGAAACACGTAAAGTTGACCACTTTACAGCATCAGCTTTGACACAAGTGCATAAAGCATTAAATGACGAAAACAAAAAGAAGTTTGCTGATATGGTACATAAGTCACCAGCACATTTTTCTAAAGCATCAGACTTTGCGTTTAGTAAAGCTAAATGAAATTAATTGATTTAATTTTTGAAGGTAAACTTGTAGAAGCGAAAGAAGAACTTTTTACTCGCTTGAATGAAGTTGCTTCTAAAAGATTAGAAGAAATAAAGCGTACCGTTGCAGCCGATATATATGAAGAAGTTGAAGTAATTGATGAAGCAAACATTCAACGTATGGGTAGAATTCAAAAGATTCGCCGTAGAATTAGACGCAACGCAAAGGGTAGAATTATTGTTCAACGCAATGTAAGACGTTCAGCAATAAAAGGATTTAGAATTTCTGGTAATACAGTTAAAAGAATTCCTGCAATGGCAAGAATTCAAAAGTCAAGAAAGTTAAAGAGATATTGGAAAACTAAAGGCAGAGCAAAGTTGAATAGAACATTACTGAAAAGAAAAATGTCTTTGCGCCGCCGCACTTCAATGGGAATAAAATAAAATGGCATTTGAAATAACAAACCAACTAAGAAGCTCAAGTATTATTAGGGTAGAAGGTCCTTCAACAGTAAATGTTAATGTAAGTCAATTATCAACAAATACTGCTTTAGAAACTGTTCTGTCTGCAAATATTAAACGTATTGCTTGGTCAACAGGCGGTAGTATATCTGTTGGCAGACATGGAGCAAGTAATACGTTGATAACTTTAGCCACATTATTTAACAGTGGGCAGATAAATCTTGATGAATTGGGCACTAGTTTAGCCAACACTAATACAGGTAATGTTACAGTTACCATCGCAACTAGCGGTACTGTTTTCTTGGAAGTGTCTAAAACTGCAACGTATTCAACAGATTTGGATAGAACATAAAATGAAATTAATTACAGAAACTATTGAAGACGTTCAGTATATTACTGAAGTAAAAGAAAACGGAAAGAAAAACCTTTTTATTGAAGGAGTCTTTCTAGTTGGAGAACAAGCTAACAAGAATCGTAGAATGTACAAGATGGATACACTACGAGAAGAAGTTGGTAGATATAACCAAGAGTACATTATGACAAATCGTGCTTTGGGAGAATTAGGTCATCCAGATACACCAACATTAAATTTGGAACGTGTCTCACACAAAATCATCTCTCTTAAAGAAAATGGTAATGTTTTTATTGGTAAAGCACAAATTCTTGAGACACCATACGGCAACATTGTAAAGAATTTTATTGATTCTGGAGTTAGTCTAGGTGTTTCCTCAAGAGGCATGGGTTCTTTGATTCCTGGTGAAGACGGAATTAACATTGTTGGTGGTGATTTTCGTTTGGCTACGGCCGCAGATATTGTTGCTGATCCTTCAGCACCAGGTGCATTCGTAAACGGCATCATGGAAAACAAAGAATGGTTATTTGTTGAAGGACGTTTTGTTGAGGTTGATATAGACAGAACAAAACAAGCAATTCAAAGAGCCCCAAGAAAAGATGTTGAA